TTTCAGAGCCGCTTTCAGTCGAAATGTCTTTTGTCATGAATCTATTTATCTTTCCTTTTTATAGTTGACGTATATATTTATAAAATATTTGATTTCACGATTCTTGGTCCTATCATACCGGATCAACCCAAGTCGTAGGCGTATCGGCAGCAGCAGCTAGAGCCGCTTTGTGCCGCTTGTCAGCCTGACCCATGATATCCAGATCACGGCCAACCTGATAAACGTGGCGGCTCTTTTCATATTCTCTTAGCTGTGAACGTGATGAAATCAGAACATCATCTATTGGAGATACAAATTCCCCAATATCCTGCATCAAGGTTGGTGCTTCTGGTTTCCAAGCTTTTAGTTCTTTTTCTGAAAACATTGGTTGGCGGTTTTCGTCCACCATCGTTTTTAAATTTTTATCCCAATGGTACTTCAATAGTCGGCGCTCTTTCCTGTTCGTAAATTTTCAGCTTCTTTAATTCTAGTTCCAGTTCCTTGAGTCTGGCATCCATAGCCTTGTTTTGCATATCGAGGGCGGTTGTCTCATTCTTTTGAGATAGAGCCGCAATCTGCATTTCAATTTCTTTTTGTTTCAGTTGCAGGGTCAATTGTGCTTCCTGAATAGCTAATTCAGCAAGTTTCTGTTCCTTGGCAATTTTGATTTGTGTCAATTGTGCGTCTTGCTCTAGTTTCTTCTTTTCCAACTCAATCAATGGGTCTTGTGTCGCTGGTGCTGGTGGCATCTTCATTAGCTGGTCCATTGTCGTTTCAATGGTATCCTCAAGCTGTCTGCCAACTTTGAATGATTTGGAAGTGAACAGAATTGTTTCCTTAATCATCGGTCCAAGAGCAGGGGCTTGCTGCATTGCAGGAATGGCTTTTTCCAACAGTGATTGAATGGTAGAAACGAACTCCATCCTTTGGGATTTTTCAGTTTCGGAATTTTCAAAAGCCGTAATGTCTGTTTCGACATTGATTGAATAGTTTCTTCGGTCATCGGAACGGATGATGTCTGAAACTTCTTCCCATGAGACGGCATTAGCCAAAGCCTGCATCTCGGCAACGGCTTCTGGTGGAACATGCTCCAATGGGTCTTGTGGCAGCATCTGCATGGCAGCTTGGGCCATCTGGGGGTTCTGTTGGGCCATTGCAGCTACTTGCGGATTGCTGGCCATCTGTGCGGCCTGTGCCTTGGCAGCTTGTGCCTGTGCGCCCATGGACAGCAGTTGGCGGATTTGGTCACGCTTGGCCGCTGTAGGCATGGCAATGCCGGTCATGATTTCCAACTGTTCACGGCTGAAATGTTCAGACATGATTTCGACCATCATCCGCATCAAATCACGGATGAAGTCCTGAACAGCACGTTTCTTGCGGTCAAAGCGCTGCGACCCTGCACGAGCCTTTATTTCCTGTGCAGCAGCGGTTTCGTACTCTTGGCCTTGGCCTCTTAGAATGTCTGATATGCCGGTTAGTTCGTAGATCGTTTGGAGGGTCTTATCTCTCTGGACATGCAGCCCTTGAAGCGTGGTGATGATCGGGTTCAAATCCCGAACCATGAAGGCAGCAGAAATCCCGCCCTTTTCGGCTAATTGACCGGCACCAGCGAATGGAAGGAATTGGCCATCTTTCAGAGTACCGATGTTTGCTAATGTCTCGGCATCCTGTGTATTTTTATCATAGATACCGCAGTATTTTAGCTGTTCTGTCAGTTCCGAAATTCTGTTATTGATATGGTCAAGTTCATTGGCCTGATCCTGATATAATGCGAATTCTGGTCTTGGAACCAATGTGCTTGTAGTCGTGACTGCAAACAATGGTTTTGGGCATGGGAAAAAATCTTGCAATCTGTAAGGGTCATCATCGACCTTTAGGACAACATCGCATCCTTCTGACACATAGATTCTGGTCTTGGATGCCTTATCCCAAATTTCCCATACTTCGGCCCTTTTGCCCTCATCGGTTCCATCTTTGTCAGCTTTCTTGAAATCAGCATCAGTAGCCGTATAGCTGATACGGTCTTTGTATTCTTCAAACTCTCGTTTGATATCGGCTTCTGAAAATAGATGCTTTCTCGCTACCCAAGGAACATTGTTCCATCTTTTAGCCGAACCATGTCTGAAATCTTTCCAATCGACATGAACAGCTTTCACAGATTTCGAATTTTCGTTTACGTCCAATTCAATCCAGCAAGTTCCACGCCCCGGCAGCAGCATGTTTTCAATGGCTGCTTCAATCTCACCTGTGAAATCATAGTGGCTGATACATGAGACAAGAGAACGCTCCATCACAATGGCAGCGGTCTTTGTTACCTTTTCATCATGTCCGGGTTTTGGAAATTGGCGTCTAACATCAGGATTACCAGCACGAGTGAATAGAGCCGGTTTCATCACTTCGGTATTAGCCCAAAGGATGTTTACCTTGTTATCTGAACTTTCGTGTTCTTCCTGTTCGTCACGATAGCGGGCAACAATCGCATCACCCGTTTTATGCCAGCTTTTTTCACGTCTTTCTGAAAGTGTTAGTTGTTTAAGCCAATGGCCGGATTCGCTTCCAGCTTCTAGTTTTTTTGCCAAAAGAATATACCTTAGATGTACCTTTCCATATCAATCTATTTAGTTTCCGATTAAAGTCTCTGCCTTCTGGAATTCTCAACAATGACCATATTGGTTAGTTCACCCATTGTCGGGTTTCTGAACACAGGCTTTGGCTTTGGTGCATTGGTTGGTGAAGTCCATGGACGTGACATGCAGCCATATCTAAGAGCATCAACCAAGTGGTCTTCCACACCACGAGTAATCATGTCTTCCGGCTTTTTCGTATCGTGTTGCTGCAATGGCAGGGTACGAATTAGATGCTCACACGTATTGAAGATATAGAGCATCGGCCTGTCATTGATGCCTCTTAGACGCTGCCTGACAGCTAACCAGCCGGGAATGCGGGTATTGTCGCCTTTGCGGAAATAGACGTTCACGGATGACGCCATTTCGACCCATGATGGCCCTACAGTGTGATTGCGGGCAGCAGGGTCAATTATCCTGTCGTCAGCCCTATCATTGTTCACCAGTTCAATCTTTTTGATTTCTAGAGCAATCTCAACTGGTGTTAGGCGTTGGCCTTCATTGAATTTCAGCTTGCCATTTTTGTCATAGGTGCAGCCGTAATATTCTCGATAACAGACAATGGCATCCTTCGGAATGAACTTGCCTGATGATGTGATATAATCTTCGGAAGCTACGGCCAGCCACAGGAAGGCAAACGGCTCTGCAAAGCCAACGTCGCCAGCACAGATGCGATTCCAGTGCTTGGGGATATCAAACGGCTCTATGACATGCTTGGCTGTAGAGAATTCAGAAAAGAATGCACCAGCAAGAATGTTCCAGTCACCATAGCGCATGGCCCTGACCAATTCGGGAGAACCCAAGCCTTGGAGCGAGTCCACATAGGTTGGGTCTTCTTCCATCAGTGTAGGGTTGTCTTCCACCAGCGCCGGAATGAATTGACGCTTTCTGGAACCTTCTTCTGGCGGCATCTGGCGGATTTGCAGCGGCAATGCGCCGTCAACGAACATCTGCTTAAGCCATGCGTGACCGATGCCACCGGGGTTCGATGAAATCAGGATTCTTGGAAATTTGCCCTTGTACTGTTCGGGTATCCGCAAACCGGTCATACGAACACGGCCACGCAATTGCTTGTACATGGATTCAGTGAACGATGATGCTTCATCGATCATGAGAACGTGGAATTCGTTTGAAAGGAATTTGGCAACGTCTTCTTCCAAGGCAACGCCTTTCAGGAAGATGCGAGAACCATTCGTAAAACGAATTTCTTCGGCCAAAACCTTAACGTGGCCTGACCTGACTAATGGATTGAGTAGGGCTATAAAACCAGATGGTCCCTGAACATGGGACTTGTACAATTCGTCAAATGTACGTCTGAAAAGATAAATCTGGATGCCGGGAATTTGCAGGCACCATGCAATGGCTGATACACGCATCAAATATGATTTGCCGCCACCGGCAGCGCCGCCATACAGAATTTCAGTGGCGGATGATGTAAAAGCTATTGCCTGTTTATCGTGTAGTTTGAAATCTAAAGTTGGTACTGACATTTATTCCTTTTGTTGTTAATTCCATGTGCCGTCTAATTTTGCCTGAATGAAATCTTTAACGGCTTCGTTGTAAAGTTCTTCTGAATTTGGAAATGGCATATGTCTAATCCGATTCAGTTTCATGTAATCTTCATCTTCTTCCAAATCGTTCAATAGGTCGATGTATCTACGAGCAATATCACCTGTGGCCATTATTCGTTATCCTCTGTGCTAGTTTCAGCATCAATCGTGACCTTTGGAGTTTCATCAGAACCAAGTGAGATATGCACCACAGGCTGAACATTGTTCTGGCCAAATTCGGCATCCTGATAGAGTCCCATAATTCTGATTAATTTGTCCAAGGCTGCTACCTTGTCGGATGATTTCAATTTCTTTCCATCAGCCTTGGTATAGGCAAGCTTGTTCAATTCGACCAAGATCGGAACCTTGGCCTTAGAAAGCTTGTCATAGACATATTCCTGCACTTGCGGGTCATTCTTAAGTCTGGTGGCCATAGCCGACATGGAACCCTTTGTGGTTCCCTTGTAACCGGCTCTTTCGGCGGCAGCAGTGCCATCAAAGTCCAATAGATATTCCTGCGCAAATCTAAGCTTCTTACCTGTCATGCGCATTTCAAGCGGACGGGTTGGCTTACTCTTATCAATGTCTTTGGCCATCTTTGCCCCTCTCTTTTACCCTTTTCCAGAATGCAATCATGGCATCGGACATGGCCTTGCGATGTTCAGGGGAACGAACTTTGCCCCTTTGTGATTGCCGGATTTTTTCCAATCCTTCTGGCGTGTGTTTTCTTTTATTATCCATGTGCTTCTTATCTGATTTTTCGGAACCTATATGTATTTAGCAAATAGGCGTCTTTAATATATGCATGTCTAGACGTTCTACATTATTTTTATGTAGAACGCATTTTTCCTTGAATTGGTTGATTGATAAGATTATCTTTTGATAAATATTGATATAGAGAAAACATACTAATCGAGACTGCATTAAGACTGCCAAACAGGCAGTCCAAAGACAGTCCGAGAAAAAAGACTTTAATTGAATATCGATTTTATCAACGGACTAGCCGGTTCAGGAAAGACTCATCAGGCAATCATTACCGGCGCTTGGCATTGGGTTCAGCGGGGCGACAGGTACATAGTCGCTGTTCCCACCATTGGCCTGATTAAGCAGATGATGGCCGATCTTCCCAACGATGCCAGAATTTCAATGATCGTCTCTGATGACGAACTTGGACCAGATGGCAAGCGGCTATCCGTTGGCCAGAAGATCAAGGACGTGATGGAAGCACCAGCGACACAGGGGCAGTTGGTGTTCATCACTCATGCTGGCCTGAAACTGATGCCATACATCAATAACAGGGAATGGAACGTGATCGTTGATGAAGCGCTGCCGATTACAGATTTATATGAAATCCCGTCCAGCGATGAACAGCTAATCAGGCTGGTGAAAGAATGCAAGATAATAGCTGAACATAATGGTTTCAGGACGCTAAGAACGACAAAGCGGCCACCTGACATATTTGGCGATGAATATCCGGCTGATCCTGTCAGACAGACAGACGTTCATAAGCTGGCATGGCGATTGTACGATAGAAATTCGTTCGTCTATGTCACTGATGATTTCAGCACCAATGAAGACGGTTCCATCAACGAAAATAGTCATTTCTTCTGCCTGACCACTGAAAAGATTTTAGCACCATTCAAAGAAGTTACGATGATGGCCGCTAATTTCACGGATTCATTGGTCTATAAGCTATGGAAAGTGAAGTTCTCGGAAAATAGGGCAATTACCAAGAAATTGAAGTTTCAGGAACATGATGGAAGAAATGCAAAAATCAATCATCTGTTCGATAATGGCTGGTCCAAGACATTCTATGAAAAAGAACATGATGGAAAGACAGTGATGGATGCTGTTCTGGATAAAATCAATCTGGAATATCAGGACAAGAACTATCTCTGGGTAGCAAATAGGGGAATTGGAGATTCTGCATTATCCGGTATCAGATTGCCGAATATCTCACATGGGCTGAATTGCTATCAGGACCACGATTCTATTGTTTTCCTATCTGCATTGAATCCATCGAATATGGAAATCAAGTTTTTCAAGTTTTTGGGCATTTCCAGAGAAGATATTATGATAGCCAGATATTATGAGGCTATCTATCAGGCTGTAATGAGAACTGGTCTTAGAAGGAATGATGAAACACCAGTCAGAATCATTGTGCCTGATAAAGATGCGGCTGAATATCTGCAAACCAAGCTAATTGGGTCTTCAATTGAAAAATTGGATTGGTTCAATATCGAACATAAGGCGGTTGGTCGTCCTGCTACTGGAAAAGCAATGACTCCAGCAGAAAGGAAACGAGAAAGCAGGAGAAGAAAGAAAGAGGCTGAAAAGGCCGGTTCCCCGGCAACTACAGAATGTCACGATAATACCTTAAAGGATACTATAGATATTAGTGTGACATCTAATAGCGTTCGAGGTTTCCAACCTGTATTGGCCGAAAATGCAATCACATATTACAGGCAGCATTGTATGGAAAGGGGAAACAGGCATGGAAACAAATTAATATTCACATTGGCCCTGAATCTACAGAAATCCAATATGGAGCCATCAGATATCAAATCGACATTGGAGTATGAAGCCAGCATGTCAGCCCTAAAAAAAGAAGACTGGAAAAAGAATATAAAGACAACTTTGAGGAAACTTAAGATATGAAGAATGCTAAATATATATGGAATTTCAATGAAATTCTCCAGAAAGGAACAAAAATGAAAGACGTTGATAGAAAAGGACAAAAGAACAATTTGGCTAAGTTGACTGCCGCACAGGTTCTGGAAATCAGAGAATTATATAAACATGGTGCAAAGCAGGTTGACCTAGCAAAGGAATATGGAGTTATCCAAGGTCATATTTCACTAATCATCAATAGAAAAAGTTGGAAGCATATTTAAAGAAAAGGAAATTGATATGATGGAGAGAGAAACCCCAATACAGGAAGTTAAAAGAGATGTTAAAGAAAACTGGAAACAGATTTGCTTTTTTCTAATTCTCTTTATCGGCGTCGTGACGATTGTCCTAACGTTCGCATTGTTGGCGGAATTCAACAAACATAGCGTCACAGGTGTAATATGCTTTCTACTCGGCCTGTTTGGCCCATTAATTTACAGCTTCACCATCTGCATCCTTTTCCGTGATTGGGCACCAGAAACATCATCGATACCACACCACGTAATGCAGAATGTCGCCATACAACCCAAAATCAATTCAAAGAAGAAAATACAGAGGAAAAGGACAGGAAATAGAAAATGAATAAATCAGAAATCCAGAGAGAACGGGTTTCCGTTCTCCATCCAGCACCCACCGAATTCACAGAAGAAGAAATCAAGATGGACCAAATCTTGCAATTCTTCCACTATTCGCATTTGCCAGAAAAGCTTCAATCGAGAAGCAAGCCATTCTGTGACATGGCCAGAAACATCATCGATACCACACCACGTAATGCAGAGCGTACAACAGCCCTTAGAAAGCTGTTGGAAGCCAAGGATTGTGCGATTAGGGCAGGTCTATAAGAAATGACAGAGATTACATTTGAACTGGTCAGGGAAGCCCTTGACCAAACCATGAAAGGTTACATCAAAGATAAAGAATATGAAGTGGTCAAACAGACTGATGGTGTTTTGGCCAGTGGCGGCAAGGTCCACGTAATCACTCTTGTTGATGTGAATACAGGCAATCACTACTGGATTCAAGTCAGTGAACGACAAGCGAAATCATGCCAAGATATGGATGCAGTTAACGAACTTATCAAACGTAAAATTGAGTGCTGTGAAGCGATACCAAAGAAGGAAAAGAATCAAGAATGAATAAAGAAATAATTGCGGTAAAAGACAATGACATTATGTCATTTGACCATATAGAAGGAATGATCGAATCTCTAGTGAGAGATTATGTCGATGTGAACGATAAGAGTTATTCCATTTTAAATTTCAGCCGGATTGTTGATCGGGTTTCCGGTAAGAAAACATTCGGGGCGAGTATACTCCACAATGATAGTAATTTTACATGGTATATCAAAATTGACGACTCCGTGTTGGATGTTGGATCGAGATATCGGGTTTTCTGGATAATAAGTCGTGTGATTCAGCAGGAATTTAAAAATTTTGAAGATGCTTGTAAATTTCACCCATTCGTAAAAGCTGATGAAATCAGATATCTTCTGGATAGCGGGAAAAAATATGGTTTGGACGCTGATGTAAACTATCAGACTGAAATCTTGACGCTGTTTGCTCGTAGTAAGTTAGTTGTCATCACTAAAGCGGAACTAGGTCAGGCTGCTTCATTCAAGGAAATTTTGGATGAAAAGATATTAGAGTTATTTTGATATATTAGTGATGAACGATAGAAGGAAAATAAATGACATACACGATTTTTCATCCAGAACATATGTCCATCTTGAAGAAGAAAATTGAGAAGATAGAGGAAAAGGGTTTCAAGGTATCAGTTTCCGAACACGTCAATTTGGATGCAGCCATAATCAGCATCAGGAAGGATGATGCATCTGCAACTGTCATGATATCAGGATTGGATATTATGCGGGCAGGAAATGAATTTGGGTCATTGGTTGATAAAAAGCTAGGAGCAGCAATCAAGCAATGGGCTGCCGTTTCATCGATTTCATCGAAGATAAATGAGCCGATCTAATCCGGCAATAAATCCATTTGTTATACCAACCATCATCAATCAGCACATCGTACTGAAATTGTAATTTGGTTTCCCAATAGGTCATTTCAGCCTTGGTTTTACAAAGATGGAGTATTTCTTTTTTGAAAGGTACTCCACTTTCGTATTCAGCTTTAATTTCATCGTTGGATGAATGATATTCCATCCAATCAGAAGCGATTTTCGTTCTGGTCTTTTTAATTTTACCAGTAGCTTTATTTTTCTTCTGACTGGTTTTGGTAGTCCAGAAATTTTTCTTACCAATGTACCTTTTACCAGATGCCATATTGGTCATCAGGTAGACAAAGCCTTGATATTGGCTGATATTGGAATAATTGAATGGTTGGCCGTTAAGCAGCCATTGTGATGGTTCTGAAATTTATGAAAATAACCCGATTGTACGAGTTATTTATTAGGGCTTCTATATAAAGAAAAAGGCAGTTTTCATATTTTTATAAATTTGCGCAAGCCTGCATGACTTTTCTTTCCTCTTTCATTTCCGATTCGATGGTCAATCCCAATAGGCCCATCAGTCCCTTGCCAATATCCGGCTGACCGTCTTCATATCCATGCCGATTGCCTTGCCGATCTTGGCGTAGCTAAGGCCATCAGCCCGCATTGCCTTCATCTGCCCAAGGATGGCTTGCTGTTCATCATCAGCCACCAACTGGCCATCACTGACCTGATAGCCAAAGGGCACACGGCCACCAAGATATCGGCCATTGCTGGCCTGATACCGCTTAGTCTCTCTAATCCTCTCCCGAATGCGGTCACGCTCTTGTTCGGCTACAGCCGATAGAATGGTGAACACCAGCTTGGATATCCCATTGCCGCATACATCGCCGCCTAGGTCTATCATATGCAGTTCAACACCAATGGCTTTCAATTCCTCAAGGGTCACGAGTGCATCAGCAGCCGAACGAAACATGCGGTCCAGCTTGGCAGTGATGACGATATCGCCTGCTTTCAGCACGGATATCAGCTTATTGCCTTCTGGCCTGTCAGACAGGGGAATAGAGCCGCTTACAGCCGTTTCCAGATAGGTGTGGGTAATGTCCCAACCCTTCATCATCGAATAGCCTGTGATGGCTCTATGTTGGGTTTCTAGGCCATTGTCTTGAAGATTGGTGGAAACCCGACAATACGCATAAACGGCCATTGATTCAGTCCTGTCTTTGGACTGCCAAACAGGCAGTCGTATGGCTGTGTATCTACAAGGCCATAAACTAACCAATGCCATAGAGAAATTCAAGGAATTTCCAAAGGATTTGCAAGGAAATCCCAAGAGAAATTCAATGAAAAAAGGCAGCTACCAGAAAGGATTCAAAGGGTAGCTGCCGACTAGAGGATTGCAGTCGCAATCGTGACCCTGATTATAAGAAGGAGAAAACATGTTTGTTCAGGGTATCGATGTATTTATACATTTGTCACTGTTATCTGACATTTGTTAAAGAAATAACCCAATATGTAGTGAAAACAGCACTGCATTTTGATAGGAATTAATGCCTAAGCCATTGATAGGTCAGTAATGCTGACCTATTTGGGGGTAGTTTTGGGGAAAGAGACAGGCGGGGGCGGAGTCGCCTGCCTTTTACACTGGATTGAACGACGATTCAATAAGACGCTTCAATAGAAAAAGGGCCACCAAATTAATGATGGCCCTTCTTGCTAGATGATTGTGTATATTAATTCCCCTTCACCAATCTCGACCCATTGCCAACTATCTTATACATCCTAGGGCTACGACATGCGTTCTGATACAAATTGAAAAGGCGATATGCCTCTGCTTCATCAACGGTATCGGAACCAACGATTTCATAGATGTTACCGAATTTGGCAGTAACCTGAAACTTTTCCATATTCGTATCCTCCTTCTTTCAATGAAGATAATATAACAAGTTCCATTCATTGAATCAATAATCTAATTCATTCTTTTGCAAAAAGATTATCCTGCCTTCAACACTGGTTCATTGCTCATCGGCGGGTTGTTCCCGCCCATATCAATGACCTTGAATGCCTTCGTTGGGTCATTGCTGATCGGGAAAAACACTCGTGTTGCTCCACCACGGAACCTGACTGTTATCCTCGTATCAATGCCATCCTTATCAATGCCATCCTTATAGGCATTGGCCATACGAATATCGCCTGCCTTCTCTAGCCTGCCTTGAATGGTTCCCTGAACCCGCACCAATCTGATTTCTTCAATGATGCTCCTGATATGTTCAGCAGCCTTGGCCCTAAGCCCATACAGTTCCTGTTCAGATACATCATCTGGAAATTTGAATATCTTTTTATCACCATTCATTCCAGCAATACGATTATCTTCCTGAACTGATAGACGTTCATCGTTCAATTTTTCAATTCGTTCATTCAGTTCATTCAATGCCTTTTGATAGCCATTCAGTCGATCACTGGCCATATCAATGGCAAAATCATTATGTTCGAACAGTGTCAGCAATCTATTGACCTTGGATTGAATATCTGCCTTTTCTCCCTCTAGCCGGTCAATCTGTGTAGTCAGTTCAGATAGCTTTGAATTGGTTCCACCATTGATGACTGACTCTAGGTCAATCTCATTCACAAAAGAAAGCATGGCTTGTTCAAAGCGATTGTATGACCATTGTCGGCTATCACAGGAACCATTCTTGATTCCATTGCAATAGATATGGCCACGGCCCTTGTTCGTCCACATTGGACCGCCGCAACAATCACACTTGATTAATCCGGCAAAGATATTCGTTAATTTGCTTCCCTTCCTGCCTTTGCCTACTGACCTTCTCCGTTTGATTGCTGACAAATGGGCATAGAACATATCTTCTGAAATGATGGCTGGATAATATCCCCTGATGGGTTCACCAACCGGCATCCTTTCTGATGCATTGTTCAATCGCTTCTTTGGCTGATATTCTCCAATCAGGGTTCTTTGTGTCATCTGCAATTGCAGATTGTTATATTTCCATTCCTTTGTTCCATTCAGGGTTGGAATCTTTTCCTGATTGAATGTCTTGGCAATTTTATAGAGTCCATATCCATCAGCAGACATTTGAAACATACGGCGAATGATATTTGCCTTCTGTTCGTTGATGATGAAAGATTTCCTATCCTTGGATAGTGATAGCCAGCTTGGGCATGTTCCAGTCAATTTGATTCCATCATCGATTGCCTTCTTTCTTTTCCCTTCCCAATTGGCTTTACCCCGCTGTCTCTTTTTTTCGGATTCCTCATGCGCAACAGACATTTTGATGATGGAACCAAACAGTTTCATCATGTCCATCTGACCGGTGCGATATTCGATACCGTCTTGAAGGGTAACGACGACGATTCCTTTATTGATGATGGAAAGGAATGTGCTCAATGCCTGTGCTGGTTCTTGCCTCGATAGACGGTCATGGGCCTCTACCAGCAGATACGAGCCGGGTTCGATATCCCCATTGTCGATTGCCTGAATGAATGTTCCGAGTGCCGAACCATCAGACAGGTTCTTGCCTGTGTAGGCTGACTTGCCTTCATCCCGCATGGTTTCGACCAGTTCCAAGCCGTGTTCGGCTGCATATCGTTCAGCAGCTTCCAACTGGCGTCGATTGGAGTCGCCTTCGGTTTGGATAGCCGATGACCAGCGGATGTAGGAGTAGGCCAGCGGTTTGGGGGTAGGGGATTTTGATAATGAAAACATGGATATAAATTCCTTCCAATATCCCGTTTAGATTGGTGCGCTTGGCTGAATGCGCAAGCCCATGGGTATTGTCAGAATTGTCTACCCTATCCTAATCGGGCTGACAATATTTTTTCTACATTCTCGGATTGTAGAAGGGGAAGCGTTGGCCATCCGATAGAATGGATTCTTTCGACCATTCTTCCAATGAATCATTCCCTCTTGGGGAATTTGAAGTCCCTCTTGGGGAATGAATCATTCCCTCTTTTCAAAGTTTGATTCCTTGATTATAAGAATCGCATTCGGGAAATGTTCATTTCCTGTCTTTTGAGAAGGAAGGGAAATCTCATGGCTAAAAGTGCATTGGAACAGATTCAGGAACTGACTGCCCAGATGGAGAAAATCAAGGGCGAGGCTTTTAAAGAGGCATTGGCCAAGGCAGAAGCTGCGGTCAATGAACTCAATGCTCTTGGTTACAACTATCGGCTGTCACAGTTGGAAGACCGGCCATCCAAGACCAATAGGGCTTCTGGCACTCGTGCCCCTATCGTCTGCAAAGTGTGCAATTTCGCTACTGTGCCCGGTCATAATGCCCGGTTGCATCAGAAGCATCAGGGCAATGACCACAAGCCATTCACGGATGGTGAATTGGCCGCATTGGGACTGACTAAAGCCTGATTTTTATATCATCGAAACAAAAGCCCCGGTTCAGCCGGGGTTTTTTATTGGTGCATCGCTACTGTTTCCATTGGGTTCCATTCCAATGCCGCATGGTCCTTCGTTGCCATGCCGTTCCTGACCATTCTTTCAGGGTTCCTCGCTTCCAATCCGAACCGGTCCAATATTTGGTCTTGCTGAATCCACCTTCGGCAATCAGGCTATCGTCATCCTCGTTTGCTGTGAATGATGCACGAGTTGTGACAATGGCAGTGGTCAATATCGTATCGTCATCATCTGATAGATTGGCCTGACCGTGGACATACAGGCTACCAGTGGCTGTAGCTGTGTCGTCATCATCATTGCTGGTGGAATTGCCAGCAATCATTATCTTCGTTGGGGCAATCAGATAGTCACCCATTTCGATGATATCGGCTGCAACATGGCTATGCAGGCTTGCCGAACCTGACAATGTATCATCGTCTTCTGACCGATTTACAGTGGCATGGATTTTGCCAAATGGAATGGCAAAGGCGCTTACCGTATCGGATGCATCAGCCTTCGAATAGTTGGCAGATATTTTTATCTTTGATGCACTGGAAACGGTATCACTGGCTTCTGTCAGTGCGGCATTCGCTCTGGTGTTCTTATAGGCCGAACCCGTTGCGGTATCGCTGGCTTCTGTTGAATTCGAATTTGCCGTGATCGGCAGGCCAGCGGTAGAGGCAACGGTATCATTGCCTTCCACGGCATTCAGGCTTGCCCTATTGGTGCTGAACGCTCCACCGCTAGGATAGTCATCTTGTTCTGTCAGAATGGCGACGGATTTTATGGAAACATTGGCAGCAGACAAAGCCGTATCATCGGCATCCGATGCAGTCAGATAACCGGAAACAGTCGGTACGGCCAATGCCAATGGAATATCATCGTCTTCTGTGGCCGTGAAATTTGCAGAAATTTGCACGCTTGATGTGGCTGTCAACCAATCCGAAGTGCTGGTCTTTTGCAGTCTGCCGCCAGTTGCCAAACCGGTAATGGCAGATATCGAATCTGCATCTTCATCGATGTTGGATGCACCATTCAGTTTCAGGCTTGATGCACTCGTGCTGGTATCACTGGCTTCTGAAAGGGAAGCCTGACCTGAAATCTTTATATAAGCCGCTGCATTGACGGTATCAGCCGCATCATTTCCATTCAGACCAGCAGCCAATTTCACATTAGCTGTTGCTGATATCGCATCATCAGCTTCTATCGCAAAAAGACTACCGGCAGCTATTGGCTTGGATGATGATAAGAGTGTGTCGGAATCTTCCGAAACATTCAGGCTACCAGTGTTCTTTACAGTGGCAGATGCAGAGACGGTATCACTAGTTTCTGTTCTAGATAGATTTCCAGAAAGTTTTATAACAGAATTGCTGGATACCGTATCATTAATTTCTTGTCTCGTAAGATTGCCGACAAGTTTCAGATTGGCAGATGCCGAGACGGTATCGGATGCTTCTACCATATTCGCATTGGCAAAAGCTTCTGAATTTTTGATTGTAGATGATGAATCTAATGTATCACTGTCTTCTGGTATAGAGCATTGGCCAGCGATTTTGATAACGGCAGTGGTTGCTAGGCTATCATCCTGTTCAAGTTTTAGTTCTTCCGTCGAATAGATATAATCACCGAACGGAGCGGCAGCTAGTTTAGAGCCATCGGCAGAAGATGCTACAGCAAGCCAATTCTTTGCATCTGCATTGATTTGGTTCCATGTGACACCAGAATCCGTTGACGAATAGATATAATCGGAAGTACCGGTTGCCGCATATAAAATGGTTCCATCAGCAGAAGATGCAATGGAATTCCATGTCTTTGAGCCGGAACCTGTTTGTTGCGTCCATGTCGCACCGGAGTCTGTTGACGTGTAGATATAACCGGGAGACGTGCCAGCTACTAATTTTGTTCCATCGGCTGATGACGCAACAGATTTCCAATATTGCGCATAAGTTCTGGTAGTCCAAGTGACGCCAGAGTCTGTTGACGTGTAGACATAAGCGCCATTGTCCACGGCAACCAATTTTGTTCCGTCATCCGATGATGCAATGGATTGCCATAATCTGGAACCGGCAACAGTTCTTTGTGTCCATGTGGCCCCGGAGTCTGTTGACGTGTAGATATATCCAGACTGAACGGCAGCAGCTAATTTTGTTCCATCGGCGGAAGATGCAACTGAAATCCAGTTTCTTGAACCGGAAGCAGCTTGCAATGTCCAATTGGCACCAGAATCTGTTGACGTGTAGATATAAGATGGTGACGCAACACCAACCAATTTTGTCCCATCAGCGGATGATGCGATTGACCGCCACGTTCTGGAACCCGAAAGGAATCTAGCCGTCCATGTGTTTCCATAATCATCTGATGTATAGATATACGAGCCGCTTACACCGGCAGCTAGTTTAGAACCATCAGCAGAAGATGCTATGGCTTGCCAATTTCTGGAACCGGAATTCAGTCGCTGTTGAAGTGAAGAAGAATCTTCAACCCGGCCATATGCGATTTTACCGCCGCTGGATGACAGGGTATCATCGGCTTCATCGATTGAAGAAGAAGCGGAAATTAGAACTGTTACGATTGTAGAGTCGGCAGATAATGTATCGGAACTTTCCGAACTGTCTGCCTGTCCTGAAATTTTCAGGTTTGATGATGCTATAGCGGAATCGTCATCTTCATTCGATAGAACGGATGCATTGGAAGGATCGGGAAAGGGTTCCAACGCCAGCAAAGCCGTACACCAGCCGCCAGAAGCTATGCCAGTAACCGTCTTGGTTCCTGTGTCGCCAGCCGTAGCCTGTTCCTGATAGTGCAGCCATATGCTTAGGCCGGTTGTGCGGTAGTCGTTATCTGTGCCCGATGTTGGGTCTTCGAAAGCCGTGGCAAAGCCCGTTTCCATGATGACGGCATCGGAAACATCCAATTCGCCAGCCATCAGGATCATGCATTTATCAACGGTCGTCGTTATAGCCGCATGTGTGGCGCTGGCACCCGATGATTGCGTCGTGGCCCCAATCTGATTGAAAGGGGAACCATCGGTTCTACAACCCCGGAAAGCGGCCATAGCAGCCATGATATTGCTTGCTGCCGAAGGGCTATAGGTAACTGTAGCGCTTGGGACCGTGCCGCCGTCATACCGGCACCAGAAAACTTTTAGATCACCGGTAACATCGATAACTTCGGTCCAGCCCGCACCCATAGAGGCATTCAGGCCGGTATTTCTACAGCCTGCTATGACAATTAGAATGTCGTCTGCTTGAATTCCGGCTGGTGCGGCTGGTGTTAGATTTGCTCCACTACCGGCAGTAGCTTTGGCACCAGCACCAACGAAGCTTATTGCCATTTAGGTTTCATCCCATGTGAGTAGGGAACAAACCCTGTTAGGCGTTTCCTGACGACAACTGGAAAGTGGTGACGGTAAAAGCCTGACCAGTAGCGAATGACGTGTTATCCACGGTCATATCTCCACCACCGCCAGTGGCCGTAACGGTTCCCTGCATGTGGCAAACGCCAGTTGAATCATAAAGTCTAAAGTGACCAGCCGTGCCAGAAGCATCAGCGGAAGTGTCTTCCCATGTGCCAGCCTTAGCCTTGGAACCGCTAGAGGCAGCAGCCATCCAGTCGGAAGGCAAAGAACAGGTTGCCAACACAGTACCGGCATTTGCAGCGGCACAGGATGCAGGGGCAGCACCTGAACGGATTGTTAGAGTTGGGGAAGTGCCAATCGCTGTTTCTACAGCATCAAGCTTGGCATTACGAACGGTCGTAGAGTATTGAAGGGCCAAAGTAATCCTACCTAAAATAGATTGTTGATGAATCTATTTAGGAATTTTGGATGCTCTACTACTTTGTCAGAGACGAAAAGAAATTCTGAATAGAATCCCAGAAAGCTAGAAGCGTGATGATACCGCCAGCGGCTACCAAGAGAACATTTCTGAAATATCTGCCAAGCCAGCCTAACGCTTCCTGTTTCTTAATCATTTCACGCATGATTTCAAATTCTTTGCGTGGCAGCTTTACATCCACTAGTTCATCTTCTTTGTTAATATCATCAATCATGCGTCGAACCCCTAAATTTTATCGAATCAGCTAATGCCTTATGCTTATCTCCACATACAATTAGATTTTTTCTGTCAATCATCCAATATTCTTCAACTTCCATTTGGGCCAATGCCCTTTCTGGAATCTTGATTGGTCGCTTGCAATTTTCCATCAGCTTTGAATCAAAATAGGGTTCTACACTGGTAGGCGGAAGAACCCTTACTGATGTCGTTTTGCAGCCAGCCATTACAAGTGCAACGAACGCTATTAGAAATATCCTATAATTCATTATCTGACTCTATTTATTCTCTCGCTGGATTTACCAGAAATCCCGCATTTATCTTTATCAGGGTCAGATGAAGCTTCGGCCTTGTTCAGTTCCACCAATTCATCAATTTTGCTTTCGGCTTCCTGTAGCTGTTCAACTAGTTCGGATTCATGCTGTTTGGCTTTTTTCTCATTCTGAATCATCTTTTGCAATTGGCCGGAATATTCCTGTTCAATCTGAATTTTGATTGCAGAAATTTGGGCATCTGCTTTAGCAGAACCATATGAAAAGCCGATACCGTAGGCTTTAAGAAGGGCTAGAGCGAATAGGATTATTCCAGCAATGGTCATCCATAGGGAAGGGATTTTGAACGGCATTAATTTGTATCCAGCCACCAATCACCAACTCTAGGTGAAGCAGGCGGGCTAGTTCCTGTAGAAAGTTTTGGCGGATCGTAAACGGTTGTCGTGGTCAAGCCGAAGGCGAAATGGGCTTCATCAGAAATCAGATAAGTTCTACCGGGTTCGATATCGCCGCCAGCCATCAGTGCATTCAGGGCAGCACGAGTTAGAACGAATTCAGTTGGGGCAAGGGGAATGGAAAATTTCAGGACAGCAGCGGTTGACGTACCAGTGTTGACCACATTGGCAGGTTGACCGGCTGGAACTGTTTCTGTGCTGCCTACAGTGATTGTACCTGATGGTCCTGTATCGCCCTTAGCACCCTTCGGCAGCACGAGATTAAGCGTTTGGGCTGGTGCGGTCCCTGTGATGGTAGCATTGGCTGTAGCGCCGCCTGTGACCGTTCCAATGGTCAATGAATTGGGAGAGCCTACAGCACCCTTATCAGCGACAATGTTCCAGTTGGCGGAAGGCGGTGCTGAATTGGTGTTGGCGTTGACAGCGATGTATGATGAACCGTTGTAGCTGACTAGATCGTCAACGGCATAGGTGGTCAGTGATGACCATACGCCTTTCCAATTCATGGCCACATTGTTACCGGCATCCAGTTCACCAGAGACAGAACCCGGAGTCATCGTGACCTGACCGGCCACGCCTTCAACGAATATCGAGATATGGGAAGCATTCGGATTGATGCCTATCAGGCAGGGGCTGTTATAGGTTCCTGCCGATACCTTCATCGCATTTGTGGTGTTGGCCGAAACCAATGCATCACCAGTGACCAGATAATAGGCTGACTGGCCTACACCTAAGCTGACCAAACGGATTGTTGGATTGCCGGAAGGCAATGGCGGCAACTCAAATCGTTGTGCCTCTGTCGTTAGATTGACTGTGTTAGATGGACCGTAGGGAGCAAAGATAGGCGGTATCAATTAAAGCTTGGATGCCTCTACAAAAAAATTATCTATTTGTTCCGATGTAAAGCCAAGGGCTGCAAAGCCAGATTGCATCATGGGTTCTGTCTTTACAAAAGTGCCAGATGATTCATAGGCAATCTGGATATCTCTGGATTGAGTAGCAATCCAAGCTTCGACGGAATCAATCAAATCATCAGCCAAAAGCTGCAACTTGAATTGGCGTGATGTAACTCGCTCTGGAATTGGTTCAGCAGCAGCTTCCGTGTGATTGACATATGTCGGCACACCATTGACCATTTCCACGGTAACGGATTTGACTTCCTGTCCTTCTGGAACCGGATCACCATTCTGAATTCGCATCAGTGTATATTCGCCATCGGTCCAACCATCCCTAGCTGGCGATCCTCTATCACCATTCGGCAGTTCGAACCAACCGCTTTCATAAATTTTTGAAATAATCTGATTGTCTTTTATGAGTGCTAACATTTGTTTCCTATTTTTATGCCCATGCACAGGCCAATAATTTTCCACCAGTGCTACCCGGCGCTGAACTGACTGTGGCCGAAACGGTAGCGTGGTTTAGTTTTACATTGCTTGCTGATGCAAATCTGGCATCGCCAAGGCCACCATCAGCAGATACACCAGCCCATGTTATCGTAATGCCTGACCATGAGTTTCTAGCGGCGCAAGCTATAATGACCGCATTTGGCGGCATCGTTACGTCCAGCGAATATGTCGTTAAGTTGCCAACATTGGAACTGGCAAATACCGGAGTCGCTGATGTCACGCCTTGCATTGAATATACAGCGATATCACCATCACCCACATTAGCGGTACTGGTGCCAACAAATGCAGCCGTTGTTCCTGATACATTTGTAAAAGTCCAGAACGATACGGTTTGTTCTCCACCGGAACCCGATGGAACATTCAGAACACGAGTTCCGGCCACACCATTGCATGTCAGATTTGTAAATGATCGGCCACCTGTACCCGTTGTGCCGACTGTGACACAAACAATGATGCGGCCAGCAAAATCTTTTCCAATGTTGCGTGTTCCAAAATTATGATTGGTGCTAGTTCCAGCGG